GAGTATTGCCATTAGGCTACAATAATTATGCCATCAGCACAATAATTATTATAGTGCCAATCCTTTTGGACCAAATCCCTGGCTCAGGATTTGTAGTTAAGTTGCAAAACGAGTGAATGGTATTCCTTCCTTGTCCCGCACCACATATTCATTCATTAACTCCTCAAATGAGGGTGAATATTTAGAATATGTTGCAGGCAACTCGTCAACAAACTTAACGTATGTCTCTTTCCCATGGAGACTAACATGTCGATACGCATCATGTATCACAGTCTTAAGGTGCTCAGCTTCAGTCAAAGCACCAGGAATTCGCCAGCTTAACATCTTATACACCGATGTCATCTGGAGAGGAGCTACCCACTGGTTAATTCCGTGCTCAAAACGGAAATTCCTTTTAAGGAAAGAAGTACTTTCCAGTGGTTTATATTGTGGTGGTAAATTTTTATCATCTGCATCAGTCATAACAAATCCAAGATCATTAAAAGCCCTACCCATAGCTTCACTTGTCATAAAGACACGTGCAGGAGCTGAAACCATCTTGTGATTGTCATCACCAAAATTCATCAACACAATATCCTTTGTGAAATTCAACTCAGCATACACCATTGCATCTTGCAAAAAAACACCCTTCCATCGAGCATAGCAAATAGTGTACACCATTATTTCAATTAAAGACTCAACCAAAGAATTAAATTGCGCTGTACCTGTTACACCTGAAGGTGTACTAGATATAAACTCCAATAATTCTCCAGCTATTTCTACAAAATAATGCTGAAACGCTGTGGTTAATGCCAAACACATACGCAAGTGATCCTCCGAGTACCCACTGCGACGTAGAATCTCAATTGCCACATCACACGCATGTAAAAGTATTGTCATAACTTTATCAAACTTCTTATAATCGCCATCAGTAGCACCCCATCCGGTGTCTTCTAGCTCTTTTAAGAATATCATCAAATCATGCAATTCACTTGAAGTAATATTCATCCCCACCTTACAGTGCATCTTCCTTCGATGGTTTTGCATCCATCCAAAAAATGGTCCAAAGTAAGCTCGTGTGAGAATCAACATGGCAAACTGCCCTGCAGAGAATATTCGAACATCCCCAGTAGCATTCTTCTTCAATTTAATTGGCTCATCCTTTTGACACCACTTATAAAGTACCGCTGGAGAATCTCCTGCTAGAATACCATCTACAATAAATTCTAAATCATCCATAATACGTTGATCCGGTAACACCTCTACTCCTGGAATACCATATACAAAAGAATGTTTTGACCCAGCATACGGATGCCCAACACCAGCAGATAACTTAACTGGAGGAACTCCTATATCCTTATGTCCAACAATAGCTTCAGCAAGTGACAATGGGGGACCCACAGGTTGTCCACCTGACTGGTCCCACAAAATACTTGCTAACATCTTTTTTGCATGGTTTAGGAGCGGATCATGGATAAAAGGCTGTTGTTCAATGACATAAGTAGTAGCCTTAAGATAATTAGAGATGAACTCATTTTCTTCATTAACAAAAGGCTTCATATTAGGAGCACCATACCCAGGTAGTTTGTCACGGAAAAATGGTTCTAAAGGTGTAGAAACAACCTTACTCGATTCATAACCACGACCAAATGAATCAACTGTTCCATAGTAACGAATTGGACAAGATGGAGACAACCACTCCTCAGGATTAATATGCTTAAATATACTCCTTGGATTAGTAATTGTTTTCAGTCGCATATTAGTACGTGTACCCATTTGCAAAGTTGTATTAGGTACTAATGGCCGCACAAAATTAGGAAACGTACCGATCGACAAAGCATATGAAAGTACATTAGGGGTTATAAACTCAATAATTCCACAATCACTCAAATTAGAATCACCTAAATGCAAGCCAATTACTTTAATTGAGTTTTCAGTCTCAATGACAATTGGAGCTCCACTCATACCAGGATAATACTTTCCAGTATAACCAATATAGCGG